ATATTTGGGAGCTTACAGGCGAGACCATTGAGGTTGATGGCGAGATGAAGCCACGCCAGCTTTCAAAAGAATTTGCTATTTCAGGATCAAGCAAGAGTAATCTTCGCAAATTCATAGAATCGTGGAACGGCAAGAGCTATTCCGATGAGGAGTTTATGGAATTTGACCTATTTGATCAGATAGGCAAGCCTTGTCAGCTTAACGTTGTGTTGAACGAGACCAAGGAATATGCGAATGTGGACAACCTTATGCCCATTCCTAGAGGATTCCCAGCGCCTACTACGGATACACCGCTTATACGTTGGGATATGGACAACTGGAACGATGATGTATTCAAAGAGCTACCCGAATGGATACAGGAGAAGATCACGAAGTCAACACAGTATCAGAAAGATCATGCACCTGATACACCGGTCGAAGTTAAGGCATCGGAAGGAGCGTGTCCTATATGAAATTTGAGTCTTTAGCATCTTCCTCTCACGGAAATGCTTACATCGTAAGTGATAGTGATACCCACATTCTGCTTGAGTGTGGGATATCACACAAGCAACTACAGAAATTATCGGGGTTTTCTCTCTCGGAGTTTAAGGCTTGCTTGGTTAGTCATGAGCATAAAGACCATGCCAAGTGCGTAGATGACCTTATAAGCCGAGGCATGGAAGTCTATATGAGCTTCGGAACGGCTAAAGCACTTGAAACCGAGGCGGCTATGCTCGTAGAGAGTATGGAGCAATTCAACGTTGGCAGCTTTGACATCGTACCTTTTGCTACCTTCCATGATGCGGCTGAACCTCTCGGATTTCTTATCAAGAGCAGAGTGGACGGAGATGTGCTTGCCTTTGCAACAGATACGGTGAATTTGCGTTATCGTTTCCCCGGACTTAATATCCTTGCTATTGAGGCTAACTATGACAAGCATGTGCTTGAACGATGCGAGAAATTGCCCGAAAAGATTCGTAAACGTATAACAAATTCGCATATGGAGATTGATACTCTCTGTGATTACCTCGGTACTCTTGATTTATCAGAGTGCAGAGAAATACACCTACTACATCTATCCGATGCGACAAGCCGTGAAGCAGAGTTTATTTCCAAAGTAGAACAGAAAGTGCCAAGAGGTATAAAGATAAAAGCATGCGGAAAGTGAGGTGAAGCCTATGGGCGAAGTTCAATGGATTAAGCTCTATTTGGATATATTCGACACAAATCAAAAGATAAAGAAGATACGCAGACTTCCGGCAGGTAGTGATATTGTCCTTATTTGGATAATGCTTCTTGTAAAGGCAGGGAGATGTAATGCAGGCGGACATATATTCATAACCGAGAACATCCCTTACACCGTTGAGGATCTTGCGGACGAGTTTAAGTTTGACGTCAGTACCATTAAGTTTGCACTAAATGCATTCAGCGAGCTTGATATGATTGCCGTTGATGATAAAGGCTTTATTTTCATTACCGGGTGGGAAGAGTATCAGAGTGTAGATAAGCTTGCGGAACTGAGAGCAAAAGACCGAGAGAGAAAACGACTCAAGAGAGCAGAAGCGAAGGCTCTCCTTGGAAAATCCGAGGATGTCCACGGACTGTCCACGGACTGTCCGCACATAGAAGAAGATAAAGAAAAAGAAAAAGAAGAAGAATTTCATTCATTCGTTCATTCAGCGCACGAAAAGGAAATGACGGAAGAAGACAGGGAGCGAATAAAGCAAAGGTACATGGGCGGCACCCTTGGTCAACACATAGTCTTTTTAAGTGACGAGCAGTTTGACGATCTTTGCGATAAATTGTCTATTGATGAAATAGATAAATACTTTGGTATCATCGTTGACTGTGAGAAGAAGGGCAAGCGCTATAGGAAGAAAACACACTATCAAGCAATACTTGATATGGCAAGAAAGGACAGGTTGATAATATGAAAGAGAAAATGACTCAGTGCGACATCGTTCTGTGGCACTTACAGAATGTAGGTACACTCACAAGGGCGCAGGCTATGTCTGAATATGGCATAGTTGAGCTGCCTGCACGAATCGTTGAGCTGAAGAGGCTCGGATACAATATCACAAGTGAGAAGGGACACTCCACTAATCGCTTCGGGAAAATCACTTTTAATATTTATAAATTGGAGGCATAAGATGGCATCATTCAATAGAGTAATTCTTATCGGCAATATGACATCCGATCCTGAGCTTAAGCAAACACAAGCCGGTCTCTCGGTATGCTCATTCTCAATAGCAGTTAACAGAAGATTCGCAAAAGACGGTGAACAGACTTGCGACTTCATCAACATCGTTGCTTGGAGGCAGCAGGCGGAGTTTGTTACTCGCTATTTCAAGAAGGGCAATCCCATCCTCGTCTGTGGTAGCTTGCAGACAAGAACGTGGACTGATAAACAGGGCAACAAGAGATATGCCACTGAAGTAGTAGCGGATGAGGTTTCATTCGTAGGTAACAATTCAACCAATACAGAGGCAAAATCTCAGCCATATATGCCGACCGCATACACCCAAAATAGTCAGAATTTTGAGGAAATTCCCAATGATGGCGATTTGCCTTTCTAAAGGGGTGAGCCTATGGAGGAATTATCTCTATTTGATCTTCTGCCCGAAGAAGAAGCGGCAAAGTATAAGCCTATAAAGTCGACAGATTGGCGTTGGTCAATGGCTGATGACTACCCCACATGGAAAAACGGCTTAAAGGTCTTTTCGTGCTTCGCTTGCGGCGGTGGTTCTACAATGGGCTACAAACTTGCAGGCTGTGAAGTGCTGGGGTGTTGTGAGATTGATCCCAAGATGAACGAAGTGTACATAAAAAATCATCATCCCAAATATAACTTCCTCATGGATATCCGAGACTTCAACAAGCTCGACAATCTTCCTGAAGAACTTTATAACCTTGATATCCTCGATGGCTCTCCTCCTTGCACTACATTTTCAAGTGTAGGCTTACGTGAAGAGAGTTGGGGCAAGAAAAAGAAATTCAGAGAAGGACAAGCCGAACAGACTCTTGATGATCTCTCCTTTGTACTAATAGAGACGTGTGCAAAGCTTCGCCCAAGGGTAATGATCATGGAGAATGTTGAAGGACTCACGCTTGGGGCGGCATGGTCATATGTACAGGAGATATACAAGCGACTTCATGACATAGGATATCAAGTCAAGCATTGGCTTGTCAAAGGGGAGCATATGGGAGTGCCTCAAACAAGACATAGAGTGATCTTTATAGCTGTAAGAAATGACAGAGGCTTCGATTTTGACAGCTTGGACATGGCATTCAATTATGAGCCTATTAAATATGGTGAAATCAAAGAAGGTCATGGAAAAGCTGTAACAAAGGGATCACAGTATGATAAATGCCTGCAAATTGCTCAGACGTGGGAGAAGTCCATCGGAGATGTACTGGAGAGAATCGGCAAAAAACACACTTGTTTTTCAGATAAGATCGTGTGGGAAGAGGATGTGATGCCTACGATAGTTGCAAACACGAATGTTTTTAGAGGAACAGATAAAACAAGAATATCTTCCGCAGATATAATTCATGCCCAAACCTTCCCTGAAGATTATGATTTTTGTGGTGTTAATGTTGGTTACATATGCGGAATGTCCGTACCACCCATCATGATGAAAAGAGTTGTCACAAGGCTCATCGAGAGTGGGCTATTTGATAGTAAGCAGAAAGGAACATAATATGCTCAGAAAGTTTAAGATTACATATCGTGCGGTGTTAAAGCATCGCACGGTGGAAATGCAGGCATTCTCTAAATACGATGCCAAGCAGAGGTTTTATCGCACTTATCCTAAGTATGAAATCATCAGGATCGAGGAGGTGCAGGAATGAGCAGATATATTGATGCGGATGAATTGCTAAGAAAATTACCCGATGACTTACCGTATAAGGCAAGTGTAAAGAGAGTGCTTATGCAATCGCCCACCGCCAATGTCGCACCGATAGCCGACACCTTGCAGAAGATGCAGGATAAGTTTGCGATGCACTTCGGCACATATACCGACAAGGATGTAGTGAAGGTCTTAGATGTGATAAGGCTGGTAAATCAAATAGCAGAAGAGATTTTGGAGGGAATATGATTAAAGTAAACAACGTAGATGTAATGAACTTTGATAATGCCATTCGTGGCATGAGGAATCCTCTTAATAGCTGGGAGAAGAGTGATAGTACATGGGATGGCTTTGGTGAAGCAGATGGTTTTGCCATTGGCGTGAATGACCTCGCTCTTGCAATGAAGCTTGCCAATGCAGGGAGTGATGACCGTAAGTTTATGAGGCAGATACTCGTCTCGATAGATATCCTCGCACCTCTCTATTGGTGGAAGGAGTTTGATACATACAAGGTAGGCACTGTTGCTAACTCCTGTTCCACTATGCATAAGATTCACGCAAAGGAATTCACTCTTTCAGACTTCTCTTGGGAATGCTTGGATGAGCCGGGACTTCAACTCTTAGAGGCAACTATAGATTACCTCAACCACAACAGGAAGCTCTTCGTTGAGACCAAGGACAAGAAGTATTGGCACAATATGATTCAGATTCTGCCGACCTCATACAATCAGCTTCGTACTGTCACACTCAACTACGAGGTGCTGAGGAATATGTACCACGCAAGGAAACACCACAAGCTCGATGAGTGGCGAGAACTGTGCAAGAGGATCGAGAGTCTGCCTTATAGTCAGCTTATTACCGGGGAGGATAACAAATGAGATGGAAAAGACCACTTTGGAAGGATAGGATCGTTAAGCGGTTTGCCTTTCTCCCTATTGAGATAAAAGGAGAGGTAAGATGGCTAGAAATCGTATACCTTGCGCAAAAATACCATCCTGTCGCAGGTTGGATGAATATTGCTTTTGTTAGCATGGAAAAAACTAACAGAAAAGCATAGAACACAGGAGGTGACAATCGTGGCAGAGCGAGACGAAGGATATGTGTCTTGCCCATATTACTTAGGACTCAACAACATGGAACAGCGCAAGAGTCCGACAATTAGATGTGAGGGAGTCAGTAAGGGTAACTCCATCAGGCTTGTCTTCGGTGATGAGAAGGTGCGTAAAAAGTACAAGCATAATTACTGCTACAGCATCAAAGGTTGCCGACAATGCCTCATTCATCAAATGCTAAATAGAAAGTATGGTGTAGACGATGACATATAAAAGCAAGTATTACAACGTAAAGACCAGAGCCTTGGATGGGACTATATTCGATAGCACCAAGGAAGCTCGCAGATGGGATGATCTGATACTGCTTCAGAAGGCAGGGAAGATTACCGATCTAAGAAGACAGGTAGCATACGAACTTATCCCTGCTCAGTACGAGACCTATGAGAGATACTCCAAGAAGGGAGATAGGCTCAAAGACGGTGTGAGACTCCTTGAGAGAAAGGTACAGTATGTGGCTGACTTTGTCTATACTGATGCTGAGACAGGTGAGAACATCGTTGAGGATACCAAGGGAGTTAGGACACCGGATTACATAATCAAGAGAAAATTATTACTTGCCGTACACGGCATTCGCATTAAGGAAGTCTGAACTAAGAGGGGGAGCGAAAGTTCCCTCTCATTTTTTTGTGGGGGGGTAACTATAAGATTTGCGAGTAAATATTCTATAATGATTTCATCAAATTGAGAGGAGGCTTTCTGTGGATTGGAAGCGCATAAAAGCAGAGTACATTGCAGGCGGTACGAGCTACAGGAAGCTTGCCGAAAAGTATAGTGTTCCCTTTGGTACTCTGAGGCGAGTTGCACAGCGTGAAGGGTGGACACAAAAGCGAACACAGGTTGAACACAAGACAGACACAAAAATGATGGAGCAAATAAGCGATGATGCTGCGGAACAGGCTGTCAATATTATCAGCGTTGCAGACAAGCTCCTCGGCAAGATATCTGAACTGATGGATGCTATCCCTCTCGATACTCAGTCAATGAAGCATCTCACATCGGCTCTTAAAGACCTTAAGGAGATTAAGGGATTCAAGTCCAATATTGACCTGAGAGAGCAAGAGGCAAGGATCAGAAACCTTGAGAAGCAAGCTGAAGCGGATAATACATCCAAGGATATTGAAGTTCAGTTTGGCTCAGATGTGGAGGGGTATAGCGAATGAAGGTCATTATACCTCCTCCGAGTGAGAAGCAAAAACAGTTCCTCAAAGCTGAGTCAAAGCACATTGGATTCGGTGGTGCGAGAGGAGGCGGTAAGTCTTGGTCAGTTCGTACTAAGTCTAAGCTCCTCGCATTCAGGTATGCAGGCATCCGTATCCTCATAGTCCGTAGAACTTATCCTGAGTTAATCAATAACCATATCAACATCCTTCGTAAAGAGCTGCTTGGTATCGCTAAGTACAATGACAAGGATAAGGTGCTTAAGTTCTTCAATGGCTCTACAATCAATTTCACCTACTGTGACAATGATAAAGACCTTGATAGACTACAGGGTGTTGAGTATGATGTCATCTTCTTAGATGAGGCTACACAGCTCTCAGAGTACCAGATGAAGACTATCACAGCCTGTCTTCGTGGTGTCAATGACTTCCCGAAGAGAGTCTACTATACCTGTAATCCCGGTGGACAGGGACATGGCTATATCAAGCGTATATTCATTGATAAGCGATATGAGGATGGAGAGATACCTGAAGACTACACCTTCATACAGTCGCTTGTAACAGATAACAAGGTGCTGATGGAGAGTCAGCCTGACTACATAAAACAGCTTGAGGCTCTTCCTCCTAAGCTTAGAAAGGCTTGGCTTGAGGGAGATTGGAATGTCTATGAGGGACAGTTCTTTGAGGACTTTGTGGATAGACCTGACCAATATGCATCAAGGCAGTGGACTCACGTTATCGATCCCTTTGAGATACCTGATGGTTGGAAGATATACAGATCATTTGACTGGGGATATAACAAGCCGTTCTCCTGTGCTTGGTGGGCGGTAGACTATGACGGAGTTGTGTATCGTATCCTTGAGCTGTATGGATGCACTAAGACTCCTAATGAAGGTGTCAAGTGGACTCCTCCACAGGTATTCAGTGAGATACATAGAATAGAGACCGAACACAGATGGCTCAGAGGCAAGAAGATTCAAGGCATAGCCGATCCTGCTATATGGGATGCGGAAACAGGTGAATCAATTGCTGATGTAGCCTCAAAGCATCAAGTATTCTTCACTCAGGGAGACAATAAGCGAATCCCCGGATGGATGCAGATGCATTACAGACTTGCCTTTGATGAGAATGGATATCCTATGATGTACATCTTCTCCAATTGCAAGGCATTCATAAGGACAATCCCTCTCCTATTGTACGATGAGCATAAGCCTGAAGACCTTGATACAGATGGAGAAGACCATGTAGCGGATGAGGCGAGATACTTCTGTATGTCGAGACCTATCAAGCCTAGGATACCTGCCAAGGCTGATGAGTTCTATAAGAATCCGCTTAGTATATTCCTTGATGTAAAGAAGGAAGACCTTACAACACGCACAGCTATACCAAGAATGCAGATTATATCGGAGGATAATAATGGCGAAGAAACAGATTGACGAGGAGAAGAGGCAGAATGCACCGCCTCAGACCTCACAGGACAACACAGGACAGCCTGTAAGCAATGAGGAGCAGTTAATGCATAGACAGTCTGCTCCACATCCTACACTTGAATCTGAGGCACAGAAGTTCTATCAGGCTCAGCAGGCTAAGATGATGATGGGACAGGGCATCGATGCATCTGGTGCTTTAGATGGCTTCAAGGCTCTTGCACAGGTCATCGGCAAGGAGCAGATACAGAAGGCTAACCTTACTCTTCAGAAGTATAAGGAAGGCAAGGCTAACCTTGAGAGAAGGATCGTAGACAATGAACAGTGGTACAAGATACGCCATTGGGAATGTATGCAGGATAGCGATACCTCTAAGGTAAAGCCTACATCAGCTTGGCTCTTTAACTGTATAGCGAATAAACATGCAGATGCAATGGATAATTTCCCATCGCCTAATGTTCTTCCGAGAGAGGAAGGAGATAAGGTTGAGGCAGAGATGCTGACATCCATCCTCCCTGTTATCCTTGAACAGGATGACTTTGAGGCAACCTACTCAGAGATCATGGACTATAAGCTCAAGATGGGTACAGGAGTATACGGAGTCTTTTGGGATAAGTCCAAGCTGAATGGTCTCGGTGACATCACAGTACGCAAGATAGACCTTATCAATCTCTTCTGGGAGTCGGGCATTATGGACATTCAGAAGAGCCGAAACCTCTTCCACGTTGAGCTTGCAGACAATGACCTACTGATAGGTGCATATCCTCAGCTTCAGGGCAAGCTTGGACAGGCTACGATGGATATAACCAAGTACATATACGATGATACCGTTGATACCAATAACAAGAGCATCGTAGTGGATTGGTACTACAAGAAGAATCAGAACGGAAAGACGGTGCTTCACTATTGTAAGTATGTCAATGATGAGGTGCTGTTTGCTACCGAGAACGAGACTCAGCCTGTTTTAGATGAGGTGGGTAACATCATAAGACCTGCTATGGCTGATACAGGATGGTATGACCACGGAAAATATCCGTTTGTATTTGATGTTCTCTTTAGGACAGAAGGTACTCCTACAGGCTTTGGTTACATTGATGTAGGCAAGAGTTCACAAGAGTATATCGACAGAGGCAATAAGTCTATTATGCAGAATATGCTTGCTAACTCCAAACCGAGAGTCTTTGCAAGCTCCTCAAGCGGAATGAACGAAGAGGAGTATACCAATCTTGATAATGACATTGTCCATGTAGATAACCTTGATGAGAGATATGTTCGACCTATAGAGGGGAAACCTCTCAGCGATATCTATGTATCCGTCATCAATAACAAGATAGATGAGCTTAAGGAGACCACAGGTAACCGAGATATCTCTACAGGTGGCACTACATCGGGAGTCACCGCTGCATCGGCTATAGCTGCTATGCAGGAGGCAGGCTCTAAGCTCTCAAGAGATAACAATAAAGCATCCTACAGAGCATTCCGTAATGTCTGTGTGATGATTATAGAGCTTATAAGACAGTTCTATGACCTTCCGAGATGCTTCCGTATTATGGGAGAGAACGGTGCAGCTCGATTCGTTCAGTACAGTAACCAAGGTATTCTGCCTCAGTTCCAAGGTAATGACCTTGGTATGGATATGGGATACCGAGTACCTTACTTCGATATAGAGGTAACGGCACAGAAGCAGAGTCCTTACTCCAAGATGAGTCAGAACGAGCTGGCTCTTCAGTTCTTCAGTGCAGGCTTCTTCAATCCTCAGATAGCTGACCAAGCACTTGCCTGTCTTGATATGATGGACTTCGACAGAAAGCAGTTCGTTATACAGAAGATCGCACAGAATGGCGGTATGTATCAGCAGATGATGCAGATGCAACAGCAGATGCTTATGCTTGCAAAGATGGTAGACCAAGCAAGAGGCTCTAATATAGCTGAACAGTTAATGGCTCAGTTCAGTGGAGGCGCACCTGTTGCTCCTATAGATGGTACAAATCCTGCCAAGAATGTAGAGCAGACAGAGGCTCTCGGAGGCAAGGAAGGTACTAAAGAGCCATCCAATACCAAGAAAGCAAGGGAGAGAGTAGCACAGTCTACCGATCCCACATAAAAAAGGAGAAATACAATGGGAAACAAAGAGTTTATCGAAAAGGCGAAAAGCCTTGTAGAAAGTTATGTCAAAGAACATCTTGACAAGTCAGACACCGAGCCTTCCTTTGAGGTGTTCGTTGTATGGAATGCTTACATTCTCGGCAATATCAAGGCACTTCTTTCTACCACAATTCACGATGGTATGTATTACGAAGTAACATACAACAAGGCAAATAACGAGATTTACTTCGATGCATATAAGAAGTTTGAGAACAGAAAGATAGACCTATGATTAAGGTTAAATTCCGTACCCACGATGCGACTCGATACCTCCGACTCACAGTAGAAGGACACGCAGGATCGGATACCATAGGACATGATTTAGTCTGTGCTATGGCATCCATCCTTGCTTATACAGTAGCTCAAATGGTACAGGCTATGGAGCATCACGGAGACCTTGTAGGCAAGCCTTGTATTGACCTGAAGGAAGGCGATGCATCCATTATATTCCGATGTAAGAACGATGATATCTATGCTGAGGCGAGACATACCTTCCTCGTAGCCGAGACAGGATACCGACTTCTTGCACACAATTATCCACAGTATGTGGAACTAAAATCAGTTGGTAAGGCTGAATCAGCCTAAATATAAACCAAAGAGTCGCTCACTTTAAGAGCAGAAAGGAATCCTATATGGAAAACACAATCTTATTCCCAATGCTTTTCAATCCTCAGCTCTTTGCAGAAGGTGCAGGAGGGGATGGTGGCACAGGAGCAGAGGGAGCAACGGGCGCAACAGTGACAGCCGCCGTGTCACAGACTAAGGGCGTAAAGAATCCTCTCGCAGGTGTCAAGTATGGCATACAGGCAGAGGAGGCATCACCTTCCCCCGAGGTGAGTATACCAGCTACCGAAGACCGAAATGCAAAGTTTGAGGAACTCATTAAAGGTGAGTACAAAGACCTCTACGATGCTCGTATTCAGGACACCATTCAGAAGAGACTCAAGAGTAGTAAGGAGACCGTTGATAAGTACAATGCTCTAACTCCCACACTTGAGATGCTCGCTAAGAAGTATGGTGTAGATTCATCCGATATAAATGCTCTCACTAAAGCCATTGAAGAGGATGACTCCTACTACGAGGAAGAGGCACTTGAAAAGGGCATGACGGTACAGCAACTCAAAGAAATCAAGAAGATGGAAAGAGAGAATGCGGCTCTTAAAGCTGAGAGGGAGGCTCAGAATCGCAAGGACAACGCAGCTCAGCAGTATGCCGCTTGGATGAGACAGGCTGAGGAAGCCAAGAAGCTCTATCCTAACCTCAACTTTGAGGCTGAGACTCAGAATCCTCAGTTCAGACAGCTTCTTCTTTCCGGCATCGATGTAGGCTCTGCTTACTTGGTTATACATAAGGATGAAATCATCCCTGCAGCTATGCAGTACACAGCCAAGACAGTTGAGCAGAAGCTTACCAATAAGGTTATCGCAAATGGAGCGAGACCTTCCGAGAACGGCAATTCCTCTCAGAGTGCATCGGTAGTTAAGAGCGATGTGTCACAGCTCTCCAAAGCGGATAGAGCAGAAATCATCCGCAGAGTACAGCGAGGAGAGAAAATCAGATTCTGATTAAATCACATAATCTCCTTGCTTTAACACGCATATTTGCGAAAAAATCACAAAAAAGGAGATTAAAACAATGAAATTCTACACAATCAACGCACAGCTCTTTGCTAATGAGCTTCAGACTACCCTTCTTCCCGGTCTTTCTGCCGAGATGAAAACCTTCTACGATATGACTCTTATCGATGAAGCTCAGGCAAACCTTGTCCATGACCAGTTCGGTCAGAAGAGACCTATCCCTGCAAACGGTGGTAAGACCATCGAGTTCAGAAAGTTCGCACCTCTTGCGAAGGCTCTCACTCCTCTTACTGAGGGTGTTACTCCTGATGGCAAGAGCCTCTCTGTAAGCACCGTTACCGCTACTATAAATCAGTATGGTGACTACATCACTCAGTCTGATGTACTTGAGCTTACCTCTCTTGACAACACCATCCTTGAGGCTACCAAGCTTCTCGGCAGACAGGCAGGTATCACTCTCGATACTGTTGTAAGAGACGTTCTTAATAGCTGCACCAATGTCACCTACTGCCCTAAGATTGGTGAAGGCGGTGCAGAAACCGCAGTAACATCAAGAGCCACTCTTGATAATACCTGTCAGCTTACTGTTAAGGTAATTCAGCAGGTAGTTGCAAAGCTCCGTGGTCAGAATGCACCTACCATCGGTGGCAAGTATGTTGCTATCATCCATCCCTATGTTGCATATGATCTTATGCGTGATCCTGAGTGGATAGATGCGCATAAATATGCAAATCCCACCAACCTCTATGAGGGTGAGATCGGTGAAATCGCAGGTGTTCGCTTCGTTCAGACTACCGAGGCAAAGATATACGATGGCGGTGTATTCTCTACGATATTCCTTGGCGATGGCGCATACGGTGTAACCGAGATTACAGGTGGCGGTCTTCAGACCATCGTTAAGCAGAAGGGTAGTGCAGGTACTGCCGATCCTCTCGACCAGAGAAGCTCGGTAGGTTGGAAGGCTATCAAGACTGCTGAGATACTCATTCAGAACTATATTGTTCGAGTTGAGTCCAAGTCTGCGACCTTCTCTGCAACCGCTAGAGGAAACTAATCAACAACAATGGGGAGGGTAACTCCTCCCCAATCCTAAAAAGGAGGCTATTATGTCTACAACCAATACCAAGAAGATGGTAAAAATAAAAATCCCTCGTACCAGAGCAGATGAGGAGGATGTATTCGTATCCGTGAATATGGAGACCTACCTTATCAAGAGAGGTGTTGAGGTTGAAGTACCCGACTATGTAGCAGAGGTACTTCAGCATCAGGAAGAGATGCTTGAGAACATCATGCTCTTCAACGATGCAAAAGCAAGTAAGTAAAGAAAAGACAAATGGGGAGCATCGAGGCTTCCCATTTGTTGAATAGGAGGTAACATTATGACGATAATGGATGCTATCTACCGAATAGATGAGCTGAAGCCTAACAGTTATTCTCAGCCTGAGAAGATTAAATGGCTCTCCTCTCTTGACGGAATAATTAAGACGGAAATCATAGACACTCACGATGATGGTGAAGGTATTGAGTTCGAAGGCTATGGAGAGTATCAAGACCTCAGTACACCTTTGCTTGTACCTGCTCCATATGACGATATATATCTGAGATGGCTTGAGGCACAGATAGACTATGCCAACGGAGAGTATGGTAAGTATAACAATAGCATAGCAATGTACAATGCAGCGTACTCAGCCTATGCAAATTACTACAACAGGACTCATATGCCGAAAGGCAATAAATTCAAATACTTTTAAGGAGGAGAGAGGATGAAATATCCTATACTGACGGAGCTTGAATCCTTCCGAGAGACGATAGATGTATTCGGTGGATATAACCACAACCTACGCATCCCTGAAGGCGAGTTCTATGAAATGACCAATCTCACATCAGCAGATTATCCTGTCCTCTCTCCGAGACCTCAAAGAGGAACTTATGTACCCGGAAATGATGCAGGTACACCTACGAACCCTTTGGGAATGATAGCCAAGGATGCTCTGTGCTATGTTGAGACGAATGCAGATGGAGAATCATCTACGTTCTATATCAACGGATATCCCATTGAATTTGAAGGCACTGACAAGCTTAATGCAGAGCCTAAGACTCTTATCTCAATGGGATCGTATGTAATCATAATGCCCGATAAGTTCTATATAAACACCAATAATTATATGGATAAGGGCAAGATCGAGAAGACATTCGAGGCAAAAACAGGAACTGCTGAGTTTCAATTATGCAAAATAGATGGCGAAGGATACAACATAAAAGAGGGTAATATAAAGAATACAGCTCCTGAAAATCCCGAAGACCTTGAACTGTGGCTTGACACATCGGGCGATATTCATGTGCTTAAGCAGTATTCAAAGACTAACAGCCAATGGGTATCAATAGCCACAACATATATAAAGATATCCTTCCCCAACACCAGCACAGATTTGACGGAGCTGTTCTCTGCGAATGACGGTCTCACGATATCGGGAATCACAGCGAGTGAACAGTTAAAAGACCTCAATAATACAATGGTTGTTTGGGAGGTAGGAACAAATTACATCATCGTAACAGGTATACTCGACAAAACAGCGACACAGACCTTGACTGAAAGTGCGTATATCTCCATCTCAAGAAAGATGCCTAATATGGACTTCGTTATAGAGTCTGGCAACAGGCTGTGGGGATGCAGGTATGGTACTGCTCTCAATGGAGAGGTAGTAAATGAAATCTACGCATCTAAGCTCGGAGACTTCAAGAATTGGAATACCTTTGCAGGTATCAGTACAGACTCCTATGTAGCATCAGTTGGTACAGACGGACAGTTCACAGGAGCTGTAACTCACCTTGGATATCCGATCTTCTTCAAAGAGAACTGTATGCACAAAGTGTATGGTAACTATCCTGCCAACTATCAGATACAGACTACTCCCTGTAGAGGAGTGCAGAGAGGATGTCACAAGAGCCTTGCAATAGTTAACGAGACTTTGTACTATAAATCTCGTTCAGCGATATGTGCCTATGATGGCTCTCTCCCTAGAGAGATATCCTCAGCACTTGGAGACGTGGTATATTCCGATGCCGTAGCAGGCGTACTCGGTAATAAGTATTATGTCTCGATGAAGGACACAAGCGGTGTATATCATCTCTTTGTCTGCGATACTCAGAGGGGAATGTGGCACAGGGAGGACAATACTCGTGCAACAGAATTCTGTAATAACGAGGGTGAGCTGTACTACATCGACTATGCTACGAAGCAGATCAAGACGGTGCGAGGCACAGGTATAACCGATACCAAGCCTATTAAATGGGAAGCGACCACAGGCATTATCGGTACAGATGCTCCCGATAAGAAGTACATCTCACGAATCCTTATGAGAGTATCCCTCGAAGCAGGATCGAATATATACCTACAGGCACAGTATGACTCTAGCCGGGCGTGGGAGTCACTATTCGCTATAGCAACAACTACGCTCAAGACAATTACTATACCTGTTAAACCGAGACGGTGTGACCATTTGAGGCTTCGCCTTGTAGGAGAAGGTGAGGCTAAGGTATTCTCCATCACGAAGACAATAGAGCAAGGAAGTGATATCTAATGGGAATTGATATAAGATTACCGAATATCAATGCTCCATCGGAGCGAGAACAGCTATCTCAGATGAAGAGCTATCTCTATCAGCTTGCCGAGCAGCTTCAGTGGGCATTACAGAACATAGACACATCTAACAGCTCTGTGGTTGTCGCTCCTGTCTCAAGGAGCTTGATGCCATCCTCATCGGGAGTAGCGAGTCCTGAAGCTACCTTCGGTGCAATAAAGGCTCTTATCATCAAGTCTGCGGATATCGTTAATGCTTACTATGAGGAAATCAATAAGAAGCTTGTGGGGCAGTATGTAGCATCCTCCGCTTTCGGTACATTCAGCGAGACAGTAACTCACGATATGAGTCAGAGTGCTACCCGAATTGAGAATGCATACAGTAATATTCAGGCTATAGAGACCAATATCCAAGACATTGATGCATCTGTAGACGATGTCAAGGTTGGACTAGACTCAAGCCTTCAAGCGGTAAATGGTGAGATAGAGCAACTTGATTCAGCTCTGGATGAAGCCAAGAGCAAGCTCGGATCAGATATTCAAGACATCAAGAATAAGGTAGAGGGCATTGAATACTCTATTGTAGAGGTTAACGCTAACATCAATTCAGGACTGCTCTACTACGATGATAAGGGGATTCCTGTTTATGGTCTTGAAGTAGGGCAGAGAACTATGATAGACGGAGTCGAGGTCTTCAATAAATATGCGAGATTCACGGCAGGAAGGCTTTCCTTCTATGACCAAAACGGAACTGAGGTTGCATATATAAGCGACTATAAGTTGTACATAACTAATGCGGAGATAACAGGCACACTTAAGCTTGGAGGCTATCTCGTAGATACAACGAATGGTCTTACGTTCAAGTGGGTAGGAAGGGGGTAGACTATGCCATCAGGAACAATATACGGCTCTACAGGTAACCAATATATTGACTCGAAGATAGAGTGGTCATACTCGCAGAATACATCAGCCAATACAAGTACCTTTACTGCAGCTCTGTATTACAAGCGAAATAACACAGGCTTTATTACATCCGGAACAGGAACATTCACCATATCTATAGCTGGTAAAGCGACAAGTGCAACCGAATCCTTAAATATTACGGAGAATGCTTGGGTAAAGGCTGTAGAAGCAACGGAGACTATAAGCCATAATTCAGATGGTACGAAGTCCGTTGTCCTTTCTTCATCGGGAAGCATTCCCTCAACCTCGCTGACCTCTACAACTTGTAGTGGTACAGTAAAGCTTTCAACCATACCGAGAGCATCTACCATTACATCAGCGTATTCGGTAACACTCGGTAGCAGATGCAAAATAATATGGACTCCTGCATCAGCTTCATTCTATTACAAGGTTAAGTTCGCTATAGGATCGTGGAGCTATACCACAGTGGCATTCAAACCGGGAGTAACATCATCATACACCTATACAGGATATCCAATCCCAATGGATGTGGCGAGTAACTTCCCCAACGATCCAAGCGGAACTATGACTGTAACGCTATACACCTATTCTGATAACGGATTAACACAAGTAGGCTCTCCCTCATCTGCATCATTCACAGTAACTCTGCCTGAGAATGAAGCAACTATGCCTACAATCAGAATGACACTTTCGCCTGTGACACCTTATGAAAAGTTCTCATCTCTTTATCTTCAAGGTATAAGTAAGGTAAAGGCAACCTTCGAGGGAGAAGGAAAGTATGGAGCTTCTATAGTCGCATACAGTTTGCAGGCTGAAGGTGGAAGATATGTTGAGCCGTACACATCGAATATACTTGCTCAATCAGGCGAGTCAACTATTGTTGGTTTTGTATCGGACTCAAGATGGTTTGGCAACCATACCATCCAAAAGATAAATGTAATTGCATATGAAGCACCGTATATATCACCAAGCAGTGGCTACAAGAGTGTCATATGTGAAAGATGTACCGAGGATGGAACAGCAGATGGCTCAGGTACATATCTCCACGTTAAAGGCAAGCGAAACTATACCAAGATAAACACGAATGGAATCGTAAATAATTGTAGTGTAAAGTGCAGATACAAGGCTGAAGGTGGGGATTGGTCTCACGCAAGAGGTGATGGTGTAGCAGTTCTCTTGGGAACAGATACATCAACGGATACATTCGATGTGATTCTTTCAGATATCGTTACCGACACAACTCTTACATACACAGTAGAGCTTAATATCGTTGACGATACCAATACTCCTTCTGTGATGATTTTCAATATTCCTTCCGAGGAAGTAGCATTTCATCTTCGTGACGGAGGTGGGGGAGCAGCCTTCGGTAAATACGCAATTACCAAAGACCTGCTTGAGTGTGTATGGGAAGCTAAATTCCACAAGGGCGTTTCCATAAATAACGTGGCGGTGTCGGACTTTGTTGTTGAGCAGGGATATACAGATATATGGTATTACCGAAAATGGTATTCGGGCAGGGCAGAATGTTTTGGAAGCAGAAGAGCAACAGTAAATATCTCTTCAGCATGGGGAACTATTTATTATGGGACAGTAAATGCATATGCCCTTCCAACAGGATTGTTTACAGATGTTCCGATTTGCCAAGTAACAGCAGATTTTGGTGTCAATTCGCAAGCTGCGTGGTTGTGTGTAGCTGGATCAACTACAAAAGACTCTGCACCTGCGGTATGGTTTTGCAGACCTAATATATCGAATGAGGCAAATTATGACATCCTATACTATGCCATGGGCAGTTGGAAATAAACACATTTTACAGGAGGAAATAAAGAAAGATGGGAACAAAGTATACCATTAAACAGGGAGACAACCTAAGCACCATCGCAAAAAGGTACGGAACATCCGTAGATGCTTTGGCGAGTGCAAACGGCATCAAAAATCCCAATCTAATTATCGCAGGCAAGTCGCTCACTATCCCTGATTCAGAGAATTCTGTGCCGGATTTGAACTCTGATGGTGTAGGAGATGCATCCTCAAACAGTACATCGGGATATACCTACACTCCTTTTGAGTATGGAGCGTTTACGGAGAGCGATGAGACAGTAGGAGCAAAGGGTAGTCTAACCACTGCAAATGATGCCTTGGCGAATCTCGGAGACTTCAGTTGGGTAGACCAAGGAAAACTTGATGATTATACCAAAAAGTATGAGAATCGAGAAGACTTCTCCTATGATTTCAATGCGGATGCCCTCTATCAGCAGTACAAGGATAAGTACATAAAACAGGGAAAGATGGCATCGGCTGATGTTATGGGACAGGCTGCAGCTATGACAGGAGGCTACGGAAGCTCCTATGCTCAGACTGTAGGTAATCAGGCATATCAGGCGAGCCTTGAACAGCTCAATGATGTAATCCCCGAACTGTACCAGATGGCGTATGACAGATACAGTCAAGAGGGACAGGATATGCTCAATATGATAAGCCTTCTCAGAGGCGAGAGAGAATTTGCCTATGGTCAGTACAACGATCAATACTCCAAGCTTGCTAATGACAGAGACTATTGGAGCAATATGTACAGTAATCTTTACAATAGAGATTACTCTAAGTACGCAGACGATAGAAGCTTTGCTCAGACCAATCATAACACCGAGGAGAGCTACAAGTACGGCTCATACAGAGACTCTGTTGCGGATGCACAGTGGCAGGCTACCTTCGATGAGGGCAGGAGACAGTGGGAAGAGCAGATGGCATTCCAGCAGAAGCAGTATGAGGATAGCAAGACCGCATCAGCAGGAAGCGGAGGCTCAGGTGGCTCAGGTGGTGGAAACGGCTCTGGTAGCGGAAGTGGCGGTGCTACTTTTGCTGACACGCTGTGGACTGCAACAGGAACTTACGATAATAGTGGAAATCCTGTATTCAGAAATTCAGAGGGTAAAACACAGGCGTTTGGCGAAGGTACAAACCCATACACAGGTACAAAGCACAAGGATGCGAAACACGGCACATTCAGCAACGGCTATCAGCCTAATAACATAAACGGTACGAAGCTTAAGAATTCTGGTATGTCTACAAATATCACAGGCAAGAATCAGACCATTTGGGAAGCGAATGGCAAGTATTGGCTGTGGAGAGGCGATTTAAATCAGTATATCGAGGTAGATGTAAGCGATTTGAAATAAGGAGGATGAGTAATGTCTGTCTTAAAGCTAACCAAGAACGATATCGTAAGGAACGATGAAAATAAAGATAAGATAAAACTCAAAAAAAGCGATATATTTTATAATCCCATCATGGAGTCTGTAGACACAGAGACTACAACCAGCGAGTCTTCTTGGGACAAATACAAAGAGTTCGGCAATTCCGAGGAAGGCTCTCAGGGATGGCAGAAGTACCTTGCGGATCAGGAGGCATCCAAGCAGAAAGTTGAAGCAGAAGAAGACAAGAAGTGGTGGGAGTATATTGGTGAATGGTTAGGTAGCGGAGGCGCTGTTGATACATCGCTACCTATGGGTACTACCTCTCAGGTTATACACTCTATAAGAGATACAGGTCTCCCCGACCATACAACGCCTAAAGACGATTGGGATGATGAGCAGAGAAACATTTTCGGATATCTGTATAGCACCAGTCCCGCTAAAGCATATCAGTATGCCTTGTATCTTAACACCGAAGCCAAAGAGAAAGAGGCTCTTCAACAGATACAGGACTCTGCGACATCCAATGGATTGGCAGGTGCAGCTCATACTCTTGGAGCGATAGTAACAGCACCACTGGGATTGGCTGACTTCCTTAACGATCTTGTTATGTCTAGTGCAGGTGTGCCTATAACAGGATATGATGGACAGGTCTCTCCCTTTGAGTATTCTCAGGCAGTCACAGGCGGTATATCTGAACACCTTAATGAAAAGGGCGGTACTCTAAACGAGAACATTCCTATCATCGGTGGCAAAGGCTGGGGCGATGTGTACGGACTTGGTACAAGCATAGCTCAGAGTGCTATCTCAGGATATACACTAGGCGGTGCAGGTACATTGGTTTCCTATTTCGGTCAGGGAGCTGCGGCAGGTGTTGATGATGCCCTGTCTCGTGGTGCAAGCGAGGATCAGGCTATACTATATGGTACTGTACTCGGTGTAGCGGAAGGTCTTGCAGAGCAGATAGGTATAGACAATCTCTTCAAGCTTGGGGCATCGCCTACTGTTAAGGTGGCTATCAAGAACATACTTAAGCAGGCAGGTGCGGAAGGTTTTGAGGAAGGTCTTACTTCCATAATAAGCAACATAGCAGATAATGCGATAATGCAGGATCAGAGTAACTTCAATGCTATGGTCAAGGCATATATGGAACAGGGTATGACCGAGGCAAAGGCAAAGCAGAAAGCTTGGATGGATTCTATTGAAGGGATCGCATATGATACTCTCGGAGGCTTCGTTTCAGGTGGTGTTCACGCAGGAGCGCATACAGGCATCAAGACTGCCATAGATAATCACAACGCAAGTAATATGTATGGCGATTCGGTGCAAGACCTCCTCGCTGAGGCTGTCGATATCGGTGGAGAAGCTGCCAATGTCGCAGATAAGTACCTTGCGAAGTATGAAAAGAAAGGTAAGCTTTCGGGAGCGAATCTAAATGAACTCGTCTATACCAATGAGCAGGAGCTGAGGACACAGGACAAAGCCAAGATAAAGGCTACTGTCGAAGCCAAGCTCACCGAATATGGTGAGACAGGTGATGTATCAGCCGTAGCGGATGTCCTTGTAAAGCAGGCATCGGGCGAGAAGCTCACCTCCAAGGAAATGAGTCTTCTGAATCAAAGTAAAGCCGGGCATCGGGTATCCGGAGAACTCAATAGGAAGAATCTCAAGTCAGGTGGACTCGCTAACGATTGGGCAACCGAGATCGGTACAGAGCGTATCAATGCCGATGTATACAACAGAGAGCTTTACGATCTCGCTCGGGAAAAGGTAACCAAGGAAGACAGTTCAGCAAGCAAGCCTGAAGGCTTAATAGAGTCGAAGTTCAAAGTATCCGAGAGTGGTAATACCACAATCAATGGAGAAGAGGCATCCATTAAAGAGATTTCCTCCGTTAAGGATGGTGAGATAACTCTCCGTCTTGAGAGTGGTGAAACAGTCAGTGCCAATGACGTGGAGTTCAGTTCTTCGGATGAGATGCTCTATGCTACTGTAGTCGATATGAATCTCAATGCAGAGACAGCCAATGCATTTATCAGAGGCTTCAATGCAACAGAGGGACTCACAGCCGAGCAGTATGCTCTTGGCTTCCGTGAGGCATATAGATATGGCTCATATGGATTCCCGGTACAGGAGATGTCAAGAGATGGCTTCTCCGCAAGCCTGAGTGAATCTCAGAAGAGCCTTGCATATGGTCTCGGTAAAGTAAATGCCAAGTATGAGATCGATGCAAAGCAGAAGGCAGTTAAGGATGCTAAGGTAACCAATAAGATTGAGGCTAACTCAATGTCTATAGAAGAGGCAGAGAAGGTAGCTGGTCTTACAGATAGACAGAGGACATCCATAAAAGGATTGAAGTCTCTGTCAAAGTCTCTTGGAGTCAATGTGAGATTCTTTGAGTCTGAGGTCAATGCCGATGGCAAGAGAGTCGGAGCGAATGGTTGGTACGATCCCAAGACAGGCATCATCTATATCGATCTCCACGCAGGTCTCAAGGGCGAAGGCACTATCCTATTCACCGCAGCTCACGAGCTTACTCACCATATCAGAGAGTGGTCTCCTGCTAAATTCAAGGTGTTCGCAGACTTCCTTCTTGAGAATTATGGCAAGAAGGGTATCTCCGTTGATGCACTTGTAAGAGCGCAGATGGAGAAGGCGAAGAGAAATGGCAGAGAAATCAGCTATGATACGGCATATGAGGAAGTAATCGCAGACTCCTGCGAGGCTATGCTTGCCGATGGTGATGCTATAGCCAAGATTGCCAGACTCAAGGCGAAGGATCGTAGCCTGTGGCAGAAGATTAAGAACTTCATCACAGAGCTTGTGACCAAGATAAAAGAGGCATACAAGGGACTCAATCCTGACTCCGTTGAGGGTAAGCTTGTTGGTGAGATGCTTGATGTTGCAGAGCGACTCAAGGCTCTTTGGACTGAGGCTCTTGTGGATGCGAGCGATAACTATAAATCCGCAGAAAAAACCTTGGCAGAGAACGGCATTGTTGTTAACTCTAATACCGATTCGGCATCGCTCTTGTCGGTGCGAGATGTCCTAAGCGATGACCAGAGAAAGAAGGTCTCCTCGGCTCTTGCAACAAGGTTTGGTGTGACTCAGCAAGAGGCTATGGATTGGCTCAAGGCAGAGACCTCTATGGCAAGCCTTATACTCAATCCGAAGTATTCTCAGTATCTTGACTACACACCTGATCCTAACGAGGTAGCAATAAAGCAAAACTCAGATTATCCACAGGGAACGGTGGACTTTTCCCCAATATGTGCAAAGAGAAGAGAGTTCACTTCTGTTATGAACAATATCTTGAGGCTGTTCCCGAATCATGTGTTTGCGGCTACAGACCTTGCTAAGATTCGCAGTATTATGCAAGAGGAGGGTATGACCATCCCTTGTGGTATCTGCTACGTTGAGGACAGAAGACAGCTTGACACTATTGTCGCACAGAACTTCATCGACAGTCTTAAGCTCTATAGAGAGGGAAGCAAGACAAGACCTGATGGAAAGCCATTCAACACAAATCAGCTCAAAGGCTTGAGCCTTATAGACGGAGATAGCTATACTCCTTCGGTATATGAGCTTGTATCCCTTGAAGGACTCAATGTTTTGAAAGAAAAGAATCCCAATATGGCTGAAGCTTGGGTGAAGTTCAATAATGCGAGAGGTATGCAGTCGGTAAGACTTCTTGCCAACGAAGCAGAGTATAAGAGACAGATACTCAAGTATACCAAGCAGACTGTTAAGGCAAAGAATGATAAGGGCGGTCTTCGTGTATACTCATTCTCTGATGCAGAGATGTTCCACCTTATAGACATCATTCAGGTTATCACCGATAGTGCGACAGTAGGACTTTCGCTTCAGGGATACACCAAGGTAAATGAGTATGCAAGGGCGGTAAAGGATACAGGAGAAAAGCTCAACCGATCTCTTATCCCCAAGGGCGAGCTTGGATACCACATCGAGGATGGCAATGTAATCCTTGACTACGATACCGTAGAGGGTATTGATATCCATCATCCCGACTTCTTTGATAACAAGGACAATCCTAACGTAGGTAACATTACGATAGGTGTAAGCGATGTTCAGATAAGAGCTGCAATGGTCAGCGATTTCGTAGACCAAATCATTCCTTTCCATACAGGACAGAGTGAAGATGTCTTGGGAGAAAAGGGAATTTCCACTTGGTCTAATTACAAGGACTTCCAGACTGAGAAGGATATCGCTACAGGTAAGGTATCTGACCATCAGATAAACATCTACACTGAGGTGTTGCAGGTGCTTGAAAAAGAGGGCAAGCCTATCACCAAGAGGACATTCGTAGAGAAGTTCCTTCAGGTTTGTAAGGAGAACGGTCTTACTCCTCGATTCTCTCAGTTCCTAAATACCAATGAGAAGGGCGAGTATGTGTACACCGAAGGCTATCATAAGATGCTCGTTGACTTCAAGACATTTGCACAGACCGAGGTTGGAGAGTACCTTCCTCAGATGCCTGTTAAGCCTATATTCGATAATGAGTACATCACCAAGATTCTGAAGGACTATGTTAAGTCTCAGAAGGTCAAGGATGCGGAACTCACAAAGAGTATGCCGAAGGTTATCGAGCGAATCACAAACGAGATCGTCAAGCCGGGCGATAGAAAGTTCTCCGACAGAGACTCTCTCGGCAATGAACTTTCCGCAGAACAGCAGGAGTTCTTCAAAGACTCCAAGGTGCGAGATAAGAAGGGCAACCTCATGGTGCTTTATCACGGCACTACTGCTAACTTCAACACCTTCAAAAAGGGTGATGTAGGATTCCATTTCGGCACAAAGGGAGCTGCAAGGGGTAGAGTAGGCTTTGGTAAGAATGTTACTCTCAAGGAAGTTTATCTCAACATCACCAATCCTATCGTCTTTGATGAAGACCTCGGCTCTTGGGATGCAGACTTCAGGCTTACAAGAGAACTGTATGCCAAGGGCATTCTGACACAGGCAGAGGCAGAATCTGTTCTGTTCACCGATGATAGGCAGTACAAGAGAACTACGGAGGCTGCTAACAAGAAGCTTGCTTCTGTATTGCTTGAGAAAGGCTATGACGGTATTGCATACTCGAATACCTTTGAGACCAAGAAAGCAACAACATCCTATATTATCTTCAACTCTAATCAGGCTAAGGAGATAACAAATAAAACTCCCACCTCTAATCCCGATATCCGCTATTCCTTCCGTGATTCGGGAAGTGGCATGGCACACGATGCTTTGTCCACATATGATGAGGAACTCACTCGATTTATTGAGCAGCGAGGAGACTATATTGTAGATAGTTTCGATAAACTGAAGCAAATAGTAAACCTTGCCTTTGATAATCCAAATCTCAAGGCAACAGCTTATTTCGGCATAATTAATGCAGAGACACTTGAGAAAATAAAAAACAGCATTCCAAATTTGCCTCAAGCAAGTAAGGATATACTGTTCAAAAAAGGTAAGGATTATTCTATAGCAACAACACTCGATGCGATTAGGCACATCGTGGATGATAAAAATCTCAGTCGAGAGGATGTTATAGACTATTTGGATAGGCTTGCAGATACTATCTTGGATTTCGATAGTGTTGCATTTGACGTTTATGTTGATGCATTCAAAAAGAAAAACTCTGGACTTTTGTTCAAAAAACAATTCGATGATGGAACTCTCATGAGTTTCAATCTTATATCCAATAAGAAGAGAAGCGTAGTGCTACAGTCTCTTTATATGGATAGTGCAGACTATCAAAAAAAGAAGGCTGCCGAAACTCTGCTGATGCAAAATAACCTCAGCCATACGCCCGAAGCGAGAGTCGGTCAACCTTCTGTCAATAGTATATCAGAAAATACAAATTCTGTCAAGAGGGAATTTTCTGATACAGACACTAAGTATTCCATCAGAGAGGAAGCTCCTCCGAAGAAGACCAAGGAAGGCTACAAGGTATTCGTTGTTAAAAACGGAAAGCTTTATCCTCCTATGGTGGCTAATCCCAATGCCGAGGATACACCTGTAGGTGTTTGGCTTAATGCGGATGTAGGAACAAGAGCACCTGACAGTAAGACAGGCAGAATGCAGGTAAAAGCAGGCGGTAAGGGAACTCAGGGAGGAAGTGGAAGCCTTGCTTTCAGACCGGGATGGCATCTTGGCGAGACACCTCTTGCGACTCAGTTTGACCGTCTCAATCCCGAAACAGGAGTTAAGGAACTATTCCCTGAAAACTTCGTTTGGGCATTGTGCGATATAGCTGCTGACCACGATTACCAAGAGGAAGCAATGTCCTACGGATACACGAAGAACGGCAAGTTCCAACATTCACTCGCAGGTCTTCCTAAGCTTCCGACAGATGGCTTCTATAAGTATCGTACCAATCCCAATCCCGATACAGTGCCGTGGCTTATCACAGGTGCTATGAAGGTAAAGAAGCTCTTGAGTGATGCAGAGGTAAATGCCATTCTTGAGTCAAAGGGACTTTCCCCAAAGCGAAGAGTCGGTGGTGACAAAACACTTGCAGACCTCGGACTGTCGGAGTATGAAGGCAAAGTCTTCTCTGACCGAGACACTGACTCTGTATCCAACAGAAGCCTACTCGCCAATGCACTTGAGAGTGTGGCTCAGAACGATATCGAGAAGACCAAGCTTACTCAGTACAAGCAGAAGATAGCTCTTATCGAATCGGAGCAGAAGAAACTAGCAGAGATCAGAGCCGAGATAAAGGAGCTTTCCTTTGCAAAGGGAGCGAGAGATACAAAGGCTATAAAAGACCTTCAGTTCGAGGCGAATCAGATAGCAAATCGTATCAATACATATGACAAGCAGCTCCTTGGACTTGAGTCTACCAAGGCTCTGAAGGGTGTACTTGAGAGGGAGAAGGCATTGCTCCGTAAGAGACTTGAGCAGAAGGGTAAGGAATCCCTTGCAGCTTATCGTGAGAAGGCTACCAAGACTCAGAGAGAATTACTGACTCGTTATCAGGATGCTCGTAAGAATGCCGTTGAGGGTAGAAACAAGACTGCTATGAGGCACAAGATCAAGAATGTTGTCTCAGACCTTAACAAGCTCCTTCTCCATCCGACTAAGGAACAGCACGTTCCCATCGGTCTTCAGAAGGTTGTCGCAGATGCACTTGATGCTATCAATATGGACACCATGAATGCCGAGGATAGAGTAAAGTATTACAATGACCTCATCTCCAAGTCTTCCGATCCCGATGAGATTAAGATGCTCACAAGGAAGAGAGACTTCTTTGAGTATCGTGATATGAACTTCAAGGATAGAATCATGGCTCTGAAGAATGCCTATGCGGAATTCAAGGAGTCTGACGATCCTCTCATCAGAAACGCTCATAACGATGCAATAGCAGACCTCATCAGTAACACAGCCTCTGCAGTGGGCAATACATCCCTCAAGGATATGTCCCTCGCTCAGCTTGAGGCAGTGTACGATATGTACAAGGCTGTACTCGCTACAGTAAGGAATGCTAACAAGATGTTCAAGGAAGGCAGACAGGCTACCGTTACCGAGAATAGTGAAGCTGTAAAGGTTGAGGTTAAAGAGGTAGGCGGTCATCAGGATCGTGTACTCAAGGTAACCAAATTCCTCAAGAAGGCTGGATGGGATATGCTTAAGCCTATAACCGCTATGAAGGTTATCGGCTCTAAGACACTCGCAAGTCTCTTCGATAGTGTTCGTGCAGCCGAGGACACTTGGGCAGTCGATGTTAGCGAAGCAAAAGATTTCTACGAGGCTATATCCAATAAGTACGGATACAGCAAGTGGGACTTCAAGACTCGCTATGACTTCAAGGATAGCAGAGGCGAGGACTTCTCGATCTCCCTTGAGCAGATGTTGTCTCTCTACGCATATTCAAAGAGAGCGCAGGCAGACGAACACCTTGAATTCGGTGGCTTTATCTTCGATGATTCTATCGAGGTGACGGAGAGAAAGGGCAAATTCGGCATTCCTCTTAAGTATGAGGTCAACGATGCAAATCCCCATAGACTCGGAGTGATTCAGGTTATGGAGATTATAGACAAGCTCACTCCGGATCAGAGGGCATTCGTTGATGAGATGCAGAGTTATCTTTCCGATGTTATGGGAGCTAAGGGTAACGAAGTGTCCCTTGCTCTGTATGACATAAAGCTCTATAAGGAGAAAAACTACTTCCCTCTGAAGACTGCAAGATACTTCAGAGAGTTTGATCCTGAAAAGAGTGGTACTCCTAAGATAAAGAACTCAGGCTTCTCCAAGAAGACTGTGCCTCAAGCAGGCAATCCTATAGTTCTTTCCAACTTTATGGATGTGTGGGCATCTCACGTTAACGATATGTCTATGTACCACGCATTCGTACTTCCTCTTGAGGACTTTATGAGGGTGTATAACTACAGCTCCACAGCAGGTGGTTATGACTCCGTTCAGCAGTACATCAAGAATGCGTATGGCTCACAGGCTAATCAGTACATTGAGAGACTTATGGATGACCTCAACGGAGGAGCGAGGGTAGATTCCTCCGCAAGTCCGATCAATAAGGGCATCTCACTCTTCAAGAAGGCATCGGTATTCGCTTCGGCATCCGTTGTTATTCAGCAGCCTTCCGCTATTGCGAGAGCCTTGGCTTACATCAATCCGAAGTATTTCGCAACGAGTGCAGGCTCTGCGCTGAATCTCAAGAAGCACAAAGCTGTGTGGGAAGAGATCAAGAAGTATGCTCCTGTAGCAGTTATCAAGGAGATGGGATACTTCGACACAGGCATGGGTAGAAGCACTGTGGAGTGGATTAAGGGTAACAAGACCATCAAAGATAAGATGGATGATGTCCTCTCCAAAGCACCTGCGAAGGCAGATGAACTCTCTTGGAGCTACATCTGGTTGGCTGTCAAGAAGGAAATTCAAGCGACCACAAACCTCACTCCCGGCAGTGAAGAGTTCTTCAAGAAGACTAGCGATAGATTCACCGAGGTTATCACGAATACTCAGGTTTATGACTCCGTACTTTCCCGAAGCGGAATGATGCGAAGCAAGGACACAGGTATGAAGATGGCTACTGCGTTTATGGCAGAGCCTACCACCACCGTCAATATGATGGTAGACGGAATCATTCAGGGTAAGAGAGGCAATAAGAAGTTTACGGCATCTACAGTCGGTGCTATCTCAGCTTCTATCATCCTCAATTCCATCCTCGTGGCTCTTGTCTATGCAGCTCGTGACGATGACGAGGATGAGACCTATATCGAGAAGTATGTCGGTAGTCTTACCTCCGAACTCCTTGACGGATTCAATCCTCTTACCTACATCCCATTCGTAAAGGATGGTTGGTCTTTAGCTCAGGGATACGATGTAGAGAGAAGCGACTTGACAGTGGTGAGCGACTTGATTGATACCATTGATAAGTTATTCAACGATAACAAGAGTGGATGGGAGAAGGTAGCTGATGCAACAGGTGCTGTATCCTCTCTCTTCGGTATACCTCTGAAGAATCTCATCAGAGATGCCAAGGGCATGTACAACCTTACCAAGACTATTCTGAGTGGTACACCTACCACAGGAGCAGGTATCTCCGAGTCTATCGGGGATGCGTTCACAAGCTCCATACCTCTTTGGGATAGACTGCACGATTCCGATTCCAATACAGACAAGCTTTACAAAGCTATGCTGAGTGGGGATCAGGCACATATTAGTCGCATCAAGAGTGGATATGCTAGTGAGCAAGACTTTGAGGCGGCTATGAGGCAGGCACTTCGAGAGAATGACTCTCGTATCCAAGAGGCAGCTATGGCAGTTATGTCGGGGAAAGGTAGCGAGAGAGTCCGCATCCAAAAGGAAATTATAGCCGAAGGTCATTTTAAGCAGGACTACGTTATCGAAGCAACAAACGCAGAGATACAATATGTCCGCACAAAGATAAAAGAGGCGAATGAATTTACCAGAAAGGGTAAAGACTCAGAGGCTGACAAAATATATGAATCGCTCCTTGAAAGAGGATACTCCGAAGAGTTCCTTGCCAAACTTATAAAGTAAAAAGCAGAGGGGGTAACTATAAAAATTACCTCCTCTCATAGTATTATATTTATACACTAAAAGGAGGATAACAAGAGTATGAATTATTCAACATATCGGTTTTCACTTGACTTGCAGAAGCATCAATCTCAGATGTCTATAGCAAGCTTCAGGTACGATACGGCTGTCAAGCTTTATATCAACCTAACTGACGGTGGAAAGGCTTACCGCATCAATGATGGTAACATCGCTGTATTCTTCGGCAAGCGAGCAGATGGCGAAGAACTGCTTCATCCATGTATGATTAAGGATAATACCGAGATTATATATGAATTTGAGCCTACAACCGCTTGCGTTGATGGCATAGTTGACTGTCAGCTTCGCTTATATGGCACAGATGGAAGGCTCATAACAGCACCGAAGTTCATCATCGTGGTTGACGAAAGAGTAGTCACCACTGATAATCCCGAAATAGATGCATCTCTTACCACTGCTGTAGACCAGTTATTCTTAAGTGAAACTGAAAGACAAGCTGCTGAAAAGCTTAGAGATGAAGCTGAGAACGGCACATATGATGCAGACGGAAATCTCATAAAGAATGGAAGAGTCCAAGCCGAGTCTGCAAGAGTCATCGCAGAAGAGCAGAGAGTCTTGAAGGAACAGGAAAGAATCGATGCTGAGAACGATAGAGCCTACAACGAGGAGATAAGAGACTATAACGAGGAAGTAAGAAACTATAACGAGGGGTTAAGGGGAGGCAACGAGCAGACAAGGCAAGCCAACGAGACTGCAAGAAAAGAAGCCGAGTCTGCAAGAGCCTTAGACGAGACCTCAAGAAAAGGTTTTGAGATACAAAGACAAACCAACGAGACCACAAGGCAAGGCAACGAGTCCACAAGGCAAGCCAACGAGACCACAAGAAAAAATAATGAGGTTGATAGAGCCAATGCCGAGACTGCAAGGTACAATGCCGAGCTAAAGAGAGCCTCAGCCGAGGATCAGAGAGCTGCAGCCGAGTCAGGAAGAGAGACTCGTGAGGACATAAGAATCAGGCAAGAAAATGATAGAGTTTTGGCTGAGTCTGATAGAAAAACCAACGAGACTACAAGGCAAGGCAACGAGACTACAAGGCAAGGCAACGAGACCACAAGGCAAAGCAACGAGATTGATAGAGTCAATGCCGAGATAGCAAGAGCCACTGAGGAAGGCAAAAGAGCCGATGCCGAGATAGCAAGAGCCGAAGCAGAGAGTAAGCGAATGAATACATTCTTTGCATACTCCGCATCTTCCGATGGAACGAATTTCACTACGGATTGGTCTAGTGGTCAGCACTATATCGGAATAGCACTTGCCAAGGAAAGACCTACCGATAAGACTAAGTATACTTGGAGTCTCTTTAAAGGCGAGAAGGGCGATCCTTTCCGCATCTCAAAAGTGTACTCTAGCGTATCTGCAATGGAAGCCGACCACTCAAATACTGCTGTTGCTGTCGGTCATTTCGTAGCAATTGATACAGGCAATGTCGAGGATGCCGACAATGCGAAGCTCTTCCTTAAGACTGATACAGGCTTCTCCTTCATCACCGACTTATCTGGCTCTCAAGGTTTGAAAGGTGAGAAGGGTGACCAAGGTCTCCAAGGCATCCAAGGCATCCAAGGTGAAAAGGGAGACAAGGGTGACAAGGGTGACACAGGTGTGGCTGGAACATCTGTAACGCACTCTTGGAATGGTACAACCTTAACCATTACCTCGGCAAGCGGAACATCTTCCGCAGACTTAAAAGGCGAAAAGGGTGACCAAGGTATCCAAGGCATTCAAGGCATCCAAGGCGAAAAAGGCGAAAAGGGAGACCAAGGCGAACAAGGTCTCCAAGGCATCCAAGGCGAAAAAGGCGAAAAGGGAGAGAAGGGAGATACTGGTGGCATCGATCCCGAAATCCAAGATATAATCCTTGAGATTTTTGCGACTAACGGCTCTCATGGTCTTAAATATACCCTTTATGATACCTATGCTGAATGTACAGGTATTGGTAATTGTACTGACACAGAGATTGAAATAGGCAGTATGGCGTATGGATTGCCAGTTACTTGTATTGGCTATTCTGCATTCCAAGGTTGTACTAGCCTTACAAGCGTGACTATCCCTGATAGTGTTATAGAGATTAGTGGTTATGCGTTCAAAGATTGTACCAGCCTTACGAGCGTGACTATCCCTGATAGTGTAACAAAGATTTATGCTTATACATTCCAAGGTTGTACTAGCCTTACAAGCGTGACTATCCCTGATAGTGTAACTGATATTCCTAACTTGATGTTCCAAGGTTGTACTAGCCTTACAAGCGTGACTATCGGACAGGGGGTAACTAGTATTGGCACTGCTGCATTCCAAGGTTGTACTAGCCTTACAAGCGTGATTATCCCTGATGGTGTAACTAGGATTGGCAGTTCTGCATTCAGAAATTGTACTAACCTTACAAGTGTGACTATCCCTGATAGTGTAACTGATATTGACCATTCTGCATTCCAAAATTGTACTAACCTTACAAGTGTGACTATCCCTGATGGTGTAACTAATATTCCCGAGTTGATGTTCTACGGTTGTACTAGCCTTACAAGCGTGACTATCCCTGATAGTGTAACACACCTTGGCGATCAGGTGTTCGTCAATTGTACTAGCCTAAAGGATGTATATATCAGTGATATCGCTGCATGGTGTAATATATCGGTTTACGCCGCTGACTCAAGTCCTCTGTATTATGCAGACAATCTCTATCTTAATGGAGAACTTGTAACGGAGCTTATTATACCGAATGGCGTTATCAACATTAAAGAATTTGCATTCCAAGGTTGTACTAGCCTTACGAGCGTGACTATCCCTGATAGTGTAACTAGTATTGAGAGTTCTGCATTCCAAAATTGTACTAGCCTTACAAGTGTGACTATCGGACAGGGTGTAACTAGTATTGCCAATAACTTATTCCAAGGTTGTACTAGCCTTACAAGCGTGATTATCCCTGATAGTGTAACTAATATTTACAGTAATGTATTCCAAGATTGTACTAGTCTTACGAGCATAACTATCCCTGATAGTGTAATTAGTATTGGTAATTATACATTCCAGAATTGTACCAGTCTTACGAGTATAACAATGGGTCTCAAGGTTAAGGGAATAGGCAAGTTTGCTTTTACGAATTGTGATAATCTTACCAGTGTAACTATCAGACAGAGTATATCTGTAATCCGTGAAGGAGCGTTTTCAGGTTGTACGAACCTTACAGATGTTTACTACACAGGTACAGAGGAACAGTGGAATGCTATTAACATCGAAACTAATAATACTCACTTACTCAATGCAACAATTCACTATTATAGCGTAGGACTTGCGTATACACTCAATACGGCAGGTACAGCTTATAGCGTTTCGGGTATGGGTGAGTGGAAAGGTACGGCTCTCATAATTCCGCCTATTCACGAGGGATTGCCTGTCAGTGGCGTTAACGCTGATGGGTTCAGCGGTTGCTCTGACCTTACATGTGTAATAATTCCTGACGGCGCAACTGTCATTGCTAATTTTGCGTTTTGTGATTGCACTAGTCTTACAAGCATAATTATTCCTGATAGCGTATTTATCATCGGTATCTCTGCATTTAGTGGTTGTTCTAGTCTTACGAGTATAGCAATTCCTAATAGTGCAACTAGTATTGGTGCTCATGCATTTAAAAATTGTAGTAACCTTATCAGCATAATGATTCCGAGTGGTATAACTAATATTGGTAACAGTGCATTCTCAGGTTGTACTAACCTCACAGATATATACTATAGTGGTACAGAAGAACAATGGAATGCCATTACCATCGATACTGACAACGATCCTCTCGCCAACGCAACAATTCACTACAACAGTTAAAGGAGGCATAATATATGAAGGAATTTATAGCAGAGCGAATGCCCTATGATGCTCTTCAGGAGAAGGTGCTTGAGAATGAAGCAGCTATTCAGGATATGAAAGATAATCCGAGTAGTGGTGGCAGTGGAGGCGGTGCATCCGTCTCCAACACCGCATCAAAAGATGCGATGGTTATTGCGAAGGCAAATTCATCTGACGTTACAACATTTGTAAATACAGGTCAGTATTCAGTAGTACCTGTATTTCCCGGTAGCAATTCTAATGCCACGGAGGTACAGGCTTATATCACAAGTAATGGTGTAGGTGGTAGAATCGTTGAAAGAACACAAGCTGGTCATAAAGTAGATGACAAAGAAATTCCTCAAGGAAATATAAACTTACCACCACATGGAAGTATTCCTTCCGAGGGAGACTTTGCTGCTTCTGTCAATAAAGTTAAAGAACTTTTAGCTTTAAAGAAAGAAGCAACCATAAAGGGCAGAGAGTTGGAGAAAGGAGTGATACTTAGTGGTGCTATGGGTGAAACTGAGTATGGTTTGCTCTTTATCAGCGGTGAAGATATAACTGTATCCTATACAGGAAACGGAACTGCACAAAGCATAAAAGCTAATACGCATTTCATTATTAAAGCTCATATGAGTGATGGCTCTAATCGAATGATACACATTTATACTACTTCCATGATAAATGGTTATATAAAGTCTATAGACTCTCTACTTAGTAGCAGTGTTGACGTCAAGAATGGCTCAAGTACCTATGGATGTAGAGTTATAAGTATGCCTATGAAGTCGGTGTATTAAGCGAGGTGTAATATGAAGATACAGCTTTTTAAAAACAAACGAGGCTTGATATACGGCACTGATGTGATGCGTATCGGCAGTGATGTGTCGGGTAAGTTAAAGATCGGAACTACCGAGTTAGACATATCGCATCAGGGCGAGTCCGTAATGCCTCTTCTCTTCAACGGAAGCTCGGGAGAATACAGAGCTACCTTCACCGATTCATATGGAGCATCCTACGATCTTGGCAAGGTTAAGGTCAGGGGAGGGCGAATAGTCCCTCCACCTGCCTCCGAGGTTGAGACGATGGAGCTGCGCTGTAGGATCGAGTGTCTTGAGACAGAATGTGCGGAACTGAGAGAGCAGATTCGTGAACTCAGCAACATATTCGATACCAACTCACTTAACTTTTTAATTAACTAAGGAGAAAAGAAAATGAAAAAGATTCTTGCTTTAATACTTTGCTTTATGCTTATATGTGTCACTCCTGTCATAGCCTTTGCGGAGGGCGAGGAGAACACCACTGAGGTGACCGAGAATACCTCCACAGAGGAAATCGTCACAGAGAGCGAAATTTCGCCTTCTGAGCCTACCGTTCCCGAACAGATTGTAGGCTTCATCAAAGAGAACTTTGAAGGCACATCCTTCCTCTCTCTTGCTGTGACGGTGGTAGTGTACATATTCTATGAGATAAAGAAGCATCGTGGATTGAACGGATCGTTAGGTGTACTTAATAACAATGCTATAACGATAGCAAAGGACAGTGCTAAGGCTATTGATGAGGCTATGGCAAGGGCAGGAACTATTGCAGAAAATAGCGGTGTAATAGTTCAGAAAGTCCTATCCGAGACTGCATCTATAGCGGAAGTGGTGAAGGGGTATAAGGATGATATAGTATCACTGCTCGAAGAGATTCGTAAGAACGCAGAGGAGAAGCAGAGCCTTGAGGATATGCTTCACACTGTGCAGAATGTTCTTGAGACCTCCAAGATGGCATCTAAGGAACTTGCTGACGAGGTAGCCGAGCTTCTTGTACTTGCCAACATCCCTCCCTCCAAGAAGGAGGAACTCTATGCTCGCCACCGAGCTGCTGTCGATGCTATAACGGCTGCGGAAAATACGGAGGTGGTTAACGATGACAGAGAAGAAACGTAATACTCTATATTGGACATTCAAGATAGCAAGCATACTTATCTCTTGTGGATTGCCTATATGGGCGATTCTCGCCAAGTTCCCGATCTGGACAGAGCAGAGTGGCGCAGGTCGCTCTGCCGGAGCAGGACTTATACTGATAGGTATAGTCATAATCATAGTGTTCAGGAAGACTGTGTTTGATTTTATCAGAGACCATCTCAAGATAAAACACGCTCCTCCTCTTCTCGTTTGGCTTGTTCTTATCGTAATATCGTACACATTTGTATACATAGCTGATGCATTGAGAGATATGAACACTGTATTCTGGATGGGATTCATTGGATGTTCTATAGGCACTCTGCTTACTTTTATAGGAGATCACTGCTTCGGAAAGAAGGAAGAAGAGGATGAATGAACTTGAGGTAATTAAATTTGAAGATACCAAGAAGCGTATAGCTAAGGGATTCATCAATTACGGAGGCATCTTTGTCAGCGTATGCTTGATGTTTGCCGTAATTATGATAGTAACTACCGATGTAAAGGTAGGCTCTATCAAAGACCTTGCCGATCTCGGTATGGACTTCTTCCTCTTGCTCTTCTGTGCGTATGCTTCGTATATCTCCTGTGCTGACAGTGGAACGAGGGCAGGACTCGGTACGGATACCTATACCGAGACTCTGGCGAACTTCAAAGAGTGGAAGGATAAGATCGTGAAGGGGAATATGCAGATAAGGCTTGCAGAATTCTGCCGTGATTACATCCTCGATGACCTGAAGAACGTGAGAATGTCTTACCTTGCTGTAGTTGGTCTCTCTTATGAGCAGTACCTTCAGTATACGGCTCTGGATGACAACGAGATAGATGCCTTGCCCGGTCTCTCTAAGGCACAGAAGAAGGCTATCAAGAAGGCTAACAACACCAAGCCTATCACTCTGAAGCCTGAAAGCATTATGAGACACGGCAGAGGAGGATATCATCGCTCTCCGCTTGAGATGTCTCCTGAGACTCGCAAGGGCATTAACTATGCAGTCAAGTTCGTGCAGTCCTCGCTGATAGCTCTCGGAATGAGTATTATCGCTCTGGATATAGTCACCGATCCTTCGTGGATAGTATTTGCAACGGTCTGCTTCAAGCTTGTCTCGGTTATATATAACTGCTTCAGTGGTTATCGGACAGGCTATAGCAATATCGTTGTAGATAGTGTCAATTATATGAATGCTCAGATTGACCTGATGCAACAGGCGATACAGTATGTCGAGGCGAATACAACAAGTGAAACTACAAGTGAAATAACAAGTGAAATTTCAGTTGTTGCCACTACCGAAAATTAAATACATGAGAAGGACATCCTACAAGGGATGCCCTTTTCTACAACATATAAAGGGAGTGGTAATATGACAAAGGATGTAGCCATCAGAGCATTGAAGACCTTTTGGCAGTCAGCTATTGCTTACCTTGTAGCCTGCCTCGGTCAAGGAGTAGACCTGTTTGAGGTGGAGGTTATTGGAGGACTCTTAATAGGAGCGTTAGCTGCAGGGATATCTGCATCTTGGAACGGAGCGATTCAGCCTGTTCTGAATAAGCTAAAAGGTGGCGATGTGAATGGCTAAAGTATTCATAGGCGTAGGACACGGAGGAAGCGATCCCGGTGCAGTAGCAAACAATACCAAGGAGAAAGACCTAAACCTCTCCATTGCTCTTGCTTGCAGAGATATGCTTGCAAGACACGGAGTATCGGTGAAGATGAGCCGTACTAAAGATGAGAATGACACTTTGAGCGAGGAGATCAGAGAGTGTAATGCTTTCGCTCCCGACCTTGCGATAGATATCCATAACAATGCCGGTGGAGGTGACGGTGCAGAGGTATTCTATCACTATGGTGGAGGGAAATCAAAAACACTTGCCGAGAACATCCTCGTAGAGATCGTGAAGGTAGGGCAGAACTCAAGAGGAGCGAAGACCAGAAAGAATTCCAACGGAAAGGACTACTATGGATTTATCCGAGAGACCTCAGCTCCTGCTGTAATAGTGGAGTGTGCTTTCGTGGATAATGCCTCAGACCTCAAAATTCTCGCCACAGAGAGCCAAAGGAAATCTATGGGGGAAGCAATCGCAAAAGGCATCCTCAAGACCTTGGGTGTAGAGATTCAATGCGAGAAGGGGACTCTATACCGAGTTCAAGTCGGTGCTTACCTGCTCAAGTCTAACGCAGAGGCTATGCACAAGAAGCTAAAAGCAATAGGCTTTGATGCTTTCATAGTAAAGGAATAAAGAAAAGGGCATCCCGAAGGATGCCTTTTTACTTGACTGTAACTTGCTCGGCAAGGGTGTTCCTATTAACTCCAACATCAATGAGCCTATGAATAGGAACATCTATGATGTAGTTGATAGGTGCAAAAAATTACACCTTCAACTTAACATCAAGTTCAATAGGTGGATTTGTCCAATTCGCTCCTGTTGGAAGAGGATGTGGCTTAAGCCATCTGCCCTTACCATCAGGTCTGCCGTTTTTGTATGTCTTCTTTTCGGGATTCTTGATACGTTCAGGCTTCTCTCTATTATAGTCAATTCTCTCGATACAGTCCTTGAGCAGTTTGTTCTTGAGCTGTGCATCTGCATCGGGATCGAGCAGGGTATCTAAGGCTTCCTTGAATCGGAATAGCTTTTCTTGGTAGTCTATAGGGGCAGGCATAGATTTACGAGCATTGCACATAGCCTCTTTGACTTCCTCTTTCTCTTTCAGTAGCTTTTCATTAAGCATCTTAAATATGTGAGCAGGCATTCTCTGAGAAGGATCGGGATCAGCTTGAGCTTCCCACTGTGCGAGTTCCTTCGCCTCAAGCTCTTGCATCTTCTTCTCAAGGCTCTTGAGGAGCTTTTCATGGAGCTTGGTGGAGTCTCCGTTGTCGCTCTTTACTCTGATCTCAAAGTCTGCAATGCATTGCTTCAAGATATTAACCACTGCATCCATCAGCTCGTCATAGGTGCAAGAGCCTGTGTGACAGTGACCATGGTCATTACATATCATTCTTGGCTTTCCATTGTGACACTTGTAAGTTCTTAGTGTCATAACTCTACCACACTGACAGTAGAGCAGAGTAGCAAAAGGATTTCGTACTTTAGTTGTAGGCTTGGCTCTGTGGTTTCTACCTTGCTTCTCAAGAGCTGCGTTGAATAACTCTTCCGAGATGATAGCAGGGTGCTTTCCATCGTAGATTAAATACTCTCCGATCTTAGACTTGGGCGAGGTTTTTATTATTTCTCCGTCTTCAACAATGGTAACAGTCTTTCTCCAATTCCATTTTACCTTGCCTAAGTAATGCACGTTCTCCAATAGGTCTTTAAGTCCAGCAGGTGACCAAAGCTTTCCCTTGGGAGGTTTTATGCCGAGACTGTCAAGATGCTTGCATATACTTGGTCTGCCCATATCTTGATTAACGTACATATCAAAGATCATCCGTACAACGTTTGCCTCTTCCTCGTTTATAGCGAGGGTAGGGCATTTTCTTTTGCCTTCCATTACCCATACCTTATCGTATCCATAAGGAGGTCTTGAGCCGATATAGTTGCCTTGGCTTACCGATAGCAACCTACCTCGATTCATGATCTTCTTTTGGTACTCAAGGAACTCGTTACCTCTCTTGAGTTCTCTCTCAAAAGCATCTCGGTCATACTCGTCTCTTAAATCATATGTCTTGGGAGGAGTGATAACGAGAGTGTTGGTGTAGCGGAGCAGCTTCATCAGCCTTCCTGCATCCTCAAGGTCTCCTCTTGATAGTCTCTGAACATCAACAATCAATATAGCCTTGTACTTGGGAGACTCTATCATCTTCAGTATGGTCTGTACTTCAGGTCTGTCTGCTATAGTCTCGCCGGACACTACTTCTCTGAATTTATTCTCTTCGGGAACTCTACCTCCAAGATACTTCTCACACCACTCGTCAAGGATAGCTTCATGCTTTGCGAGAACTTCTTCTACCGAGAGTAGAGGATCGTCTGTTCTTGACTTACGCAGGTAGAGAAGTAGCTCTTCCGGGCTGAATTGCGAGTAATCAATGTAATTGTACAATTATCATCTTCCTTTCTTAAAGTGCATCAAATAAGTATTTCTCTAGTAGCAATAGAGATAAGGTAATACATATCGGAACGAACTTCATAGCCAATACAATAAAATCAAGGCTATCAATGGTATAGCCAAAAATCAATGCTAACAATATAGGAATCAGCAAAGGAGCGCATATTTTTGTTAAATCCCAACCTTCTATCCGTATAACATAATGTCCACCAAAATATAGAGCAACAATGGATATACCGTAAATAATACCCATTACAACCATGTTTGAATATTTGAGAAAGACAAATGAGAGAATAGTTGAAATAATCCCTACTATAATCGTTGCAATAAAAGTTATTTTTTTGTTGTTTTTCATGTTGTTACACACTCCATTATTCTTCTGAATATCCGTATCTCTTGCTGATTCGGATGCAACACTTTAACTGTAGGTCTTCCGTGACCACTATAAGAATATTTACATTTATCTATTCCACAGCTTTCGATTTCATTACCTTTGATATTTATAAAAACACTAAATTCTATGCCGTAGAATCCCCATCCTTCAAGAAGGGGAGAGGTGATGCCGAATAGGTCAAGCAACTCTTCCTTGTAGTTATGGCAGTCTGCTATGTATCGATTGTCTCCATGTTTATATGAAACCTTTGAGATTTTTTCGATATCATAAGGTTTTCCTATATAGGAACGTGCAATCGCAAGCTCGTCTAACTTATTCATCGCTTTATTCCTTTATTATATTCCTTCCTTCTTTATTAACTGCTCTAGATGTGTTCTATAGAAATTATGCACGGCAAGAAGTTCTTCCTTGTGCGCTAATTCTTTTTTGAGAAGCTCGATCTCGGTTGTCAGGGCGGTATTCTTTGTCTTGAGCATATCATTCTCAACGGCAATTAAGTCACGCTCTGCTTCTATTACGTTGACAGATTCCTTAACCTCTGCAAGGCTTTCGGTTGCAACAACCACTTTAGTGTCGGCAAGGATGTCATCTAGTGAGCCTCCGAGTACCGTAACAATTCTATGTAGAGTGTCAACGTAGGGGTTATCCGTGTCACCTGAGAAGATACGGATGACAGTCCTTTCGGGCAAGTTTGTCATCTCCGCTATCTGTTTAGATGACATTCCTGTCTTTTTTTTCAATTCTTTAAGATTATCTAACCACATATATTGTCCTTTCGATGTGATAAACTTGGGTATTAAATGGTCAAATTTGGTTATTGATTTTCGTTTACAATGAGGTTATAATTTTGTCATAACAAGTTTCAAATTCTGTCGAAATTTGTTTGACATTTCTGAAATAATAAGTTAAGCTTGATATAGAGGAACATATGTTCTTATGATGCTTTATAAATGAAAGGAGAAATCTCTATGACAGCCAACGAAATAGAACTAATTAATCTCATCCGTGAAAACGATAATCCCGGACAAGCCTTAACTATGGCTGTCGAAACCATCCTTATTTATCTAAAGCAGCACGAATCATCTGAAGGACAAGCTGTTGATGTTCTTCAGGTACTCGCCTAAATAAATCGAGTAACATCGTTTCTCCCTCGGAAAGCCTCGGCTCTTCGGGGGGGATTTTTTCTTTATTCATTGGCACATCATATCCCATCAGCCAAGCCTCATCTACGTTCAATGCTTTTGCCATAGCATAAATTCTATCTTGCTTTGGCTCGTATGCGCCGCTTAAATATAAACTCAGGGAGCTTTTAGGTACGTTAGCAAGCTTACAAAGTTCCGCCTGTCTCATTCCTCTTATAGTCAAGGCTTTAGATATTCTTTGACCGCAAGATGCGATTCTTTCCTTATACATTCTATCACCTCCTTTTTCTATATTATACCATATAAGTTTGGAAAAAGCAACACTCTGAGCGAAATTTTGCAAAAAAAGTTTGGAAATTTTCAAAAAACCTCTTGACAAACGTATGTTCGGTGTTGTATAATGGTCGCAAGAAGTTTGGAAAGCCAAACTTCAAGACAACTTAAGGAAGGAGGGCAGAAGATGAAGTACAACTATTCAAAGCTTCTTGGCAGAATCAAAGAGTGTGGTCTCACTCAGAAGCAACTCGCTATGGCTATTGGTAAAGACAAAAGCACCATAAGCGGAAAACTTAATGGCAGATATCCTTTTACTACGAAGGAAATTGATGATATCTGCAAGGTGCTTAATATCTCCAATACTGAAATTGGCGATTATTTTTTTGCGGTATAAGTTTGGAAAGCCAAACAAAATAAGTGTAGCAATTCAGCATGATACTGAATAGTATACACCAAATGCTTTTTAAGGAGTAACACCATGAAGCAAAATGACACATACGCAGAGCCTAAGACATTCACCTATCCCGGCATCGTTGCAAAGGTTTACTCTCCGATCCTTACGGAGGAGGAGAAACAGAGACGGATGGCTCAGATAGCGAGGTCTGCTGAGAGGCTTCTGACAAAAGAAAGGAAATAAGAAATGCTTAAGTTAAGAAGTGAAAAAGGAAAATGGATTATTGAGGACAACGGAAGATACATTATATTTGATAAGCCTTATGATGCGTGGCAATACATTCTCTTTGTGAAAGAAATTCGACCCAAAGCACCGTGGACACCTAAATCACTATATCCTGTATATTCACTTATTCCCGCAGTACCCAAAAAGATCGTACACACAACATTACATTAACAAAGGAGATATGTAGAAATGAAAGACATAAGAATTAAGCGCCTTGCGCTTCAGAACTTCAAGTGTCACGAGAACCTTACACTTGATTTCAATGGTGGCAATGCCTCAATATACGGTGATAATGCCACAGGCAAGACGAGCATATATGATGCGCTGACGTGGTTGCTATTTGGTAAGGATAGTCACGGAAACGGTGAAAAGAATATCGAGATCAAGCCACTCAATGAGCTTGGCGAGGTTCGAGATCATTTGACAGAAACGGTAGTTGAGGCTGTATTGCTTGCAGACGGTGCGGAAATTACGCTTCGTAGAACTCTCAAAGAGGTATGGACTACAAAACGTGGCAATGTTGAAGCTACATACGATGGTAACACGAGCGAATATTACGTGGATGGTGTTCCTTGCAAGAAGTTTGTATTTTCGGAAAAGGTTGATGAGCTTGTGGATGAGGACACATTCAGAATGCTGACGAGTGTATCACACTTTGCAGACGGTATATCTTGGCAGGAGCGCAGAGCCGTTCTGTTTAATGTAGCAGGCGTTATGAACGATGAGCAGATCATGGCAACAGACGAGAGATTTGAGCCTCTTATCAAGAGTATAGGCAATCTTTCGGTTGATGACTATAAGAAGAAGCTACTCGCTGATAAACGTGGATTTGTTGGAGCGAAAACTGAGATACCCGCTCGTATCAGCGAGTGTCAGAAAACCATTGAGGACGTGCAGGGGCTTGATTTTGACAAAGCTCGTGCAGAGGTTGAATCATTGACTTCACAATGTGAGAGTCTTGAGGCACAACGCCTTGCCATTGAACACAACAGTGCCGCAGACCGTAAGCGTATTGAGATTCGTGAGGCACAATTAGAGCTTAGTGCCATTGAAAACGAAAACAGAGCATTCAGGGCAAGCCAGAGCGTGGGAGCACTTGACGTTCAGACGATGAAGCAAGACCTTTCAAGATTGCAGATACAACTCAAAGATAAAACAACCCGGTTGACACTTTCTGAAAGCTCTCTCGGTGGATATGATAAGGATATTGCCGATTCTCGAGAACGTTGGATTGCAACGAATAGCGAGACTTTCAACGGTGGCAACTGCCCCACTTGTGGACAAGCTCTCCCTGCACCTCAGCTTAAAGCTGCTACAGATGCCTTTGAAGTGCAGAAAAGCAAACGTCTCCGTGAGATAGAGCAGGCTGCTAATGCCAAGAAGGAAGTCAAGGCTCAGGCAGAAGCTCGTATTACCGAGTTAAAAGAGGAAATCGGACAGCTTGATGCATCTATAAAGCAGAAGCAGGCTGAGATAATAGCTGCCGAAGCCACGATAATAGAACCTGTTGACATGGCAGACTATCAAGCAAAGAAAACAGCCGTTACGAATAAAATCAATGCTCTTTCGGGTGAGCTTGCCGATATGATGACCGATAGTAGCACCGCAATGAGCAATTTACAGAGGCAGATAGCGGAAGTCAGGACACAAATATCTGAGCAGAGGGCAATCATCAGTAAGGAGTCATTGCTTGAGTATTCTCGTAGGCGTGTAGAGGAGCTTCAGGAAGATGCGAGAAACAGCGCAGCCTGTCTTGATGCTATCGAGCAGATGCTTTATCTAATGGATGAATATGTCCGTTACAAGACACAGTTTGTCGAGGAAACCATAAACGATATGTTCCGCATAGCTCGTTTCCGACTATTCCGTGAACAGGCTAATGGCGGTATAGAAGACCGTTGTGATGTAGTCTATGAGGGTGTTCCCTACATAAACGTAAACAGTGGTGCAAAAATCAATGTTGGTATTGACATTATCAATACACTTTCTCGTGCGTATGGTGTGACAGTTCCGTTGTTCGTGGATAATGCTGAGAGCGTTACAAGGCTGGAACAGTCCAATAATCAGATTATAAGACTAATAGTATCAGAAAATGATAAGGAGCTGAGAGTGAACTATGAAAATTAAAGACAGAGCTAAACCGAAAGTGCCTCCGGTAGAAGCAGGCGTGTATATGGCAGTATGTATCGGATTTATTGACCTTGGTGAGCAATATTCCGAGAAATTTAAGAATTAT